ATGTTATTTTAATATAAAAGAGATTACCAATGATCTCCAGAGAACCGTTTCGAGATTTTTCCCTTATAAGGATTCAGTAGGAAATATTGGGGTTTTTGAGGGTTATGATATAGATCTAGCTATCGGATTGATAAAGGAGATTGAGCGGATGCTTAATGTAAGCATCACTAATGACTCTGTGAATCAATCCGATTGCACGAGCCTTGTTGAAGATAAAAAAACGCACAATCCCATTGCAGAGGCAAATGAATGTTTGTTTTCAGGTGATGAGTACTTAAATTTCCAGCAGATAGCCAATGAAAACGGATTTAAGGGTGAAGCTATTATCAATAACTATTTAATATATTTAAAACGGAAAAAAAAATTATATAGGATTTTAAATGGATTTCAGAAGGATATAAGTATTCTGCTTATGACTTCTACATCATAGATGCAAATGATGAGAGAATTCTTTTGGATGTCAAATCCACTGATGGAGAATTCAATCAAAGAATCTTCGTGTCTATTGGAGAACTGAGACAAATGGCTTTTGGTAAAGAACGATACGATATATATAGGGTTTTTAATATAGAAAATGAAACTGCCAGATTACGGATCCATAGAGATGTAAGGGATTTGGCTAAAGAGGTTCTCGATATTTTTGGAAAACTTCCATTAGGTGTTATTCCACATAATGTCTCAATTTCTCCGTCATCACTTCGATTTGACTCCGAGATAATTCTTGCCGAGAATAGCGGAAAAACATAGACAAAATCCAGCCGCTGATCGGCTAGCGTTGGTCTCTTTTAATGTCACCCAGGTCACTCTTGTGTTAATATGAACCAAGAACTCTTTGCTCTGATCCGTGAGACCGGCTATCTGACGGATGCAGATCTCAATGCTCAGGCTCGATATGATCTTCTTACCTGTTCATTCTGGCGGAAGGCTGCAGGTCTTGGATACAATGTAGCTACATTGAAGCGCAAGCTCTGGATAGCTGCCGGCCGGCCGGAGGAAGAACTCATCCGGATCCTTCCCGAGGCCGAGATCCAGAAGGCCATCAAACGAACCGGGGAAAAAGATCCTCGGAAACGAATCAATGAGACGGGGGCAGTCATTGCCCTGGCATACAAGAAGGGCGAGAAGGCCATCCAAGCGACTATAGACAACAACCTGGAGAATCCTGACAAGATGCGAGCAGAAACCGGCCGGATCAGGAGGATCCTGCTGGCCCAGGCCGCTTCGTGGCTGGAAGTGGCCATCCCGGGCATGTATCTTGCCGGCTCCAAAGCGGGAGTCCTGGAGGGGCCTCACGCAAAGGCTGTTCAGGCCCTGGTCATTCAAGAATTCAACCGATTCAAAGAGGCAGACGCCCAGCTCGGCCGGCATATTGAGGAAGTTATAGCCGAGTCCGAGCTGAGGCGGTCCCAGGCATCTCTTTTACGGTCAGAGGTCAATTATGCAGGCCTCAGGGGTCGGATAATAGGCCATAAGACCATCGAAGGCCGTGCGCTGGGTTTGGCCGACTATATAAAAATGGTGGCATTAACGGCTGCCAGGGACGTGTTTAATCGGGGGGTCGAGAATGCCATGTACGGCCGGGGCAACGATCTTGCCATGATTTCCCGGGAGGTCAGGGCAAATAGCTGCGGACCCTGCAGGGCCTGGGCGGGGAAGATCGTTAGCATATCCGGGACTAATTCAAATTATCCGTCTCTTCAGGATGCAAAAGACGCAAACGTGTTTCATCCCCATTGCATCCATTTCTTAGAGGACATTAATGAAGATCGATATGCAGGGACCGGACATTATATCGGTGGTGCTGTGTGACTCCTGAAGCTGAAAAAGAACGTGAGGCCCATCGGGAAATGCTACTACGAAGCCGGACCCTGGTTGACGATTGCGAGGAGCTCAAAAAGCTCGACTCTGCTGCAGAAAAATACTGTTGATATTTTGAATTCTTGTTTCCGTTTTCTGATGGTGATTTAGCTTTGCTGATGCATATCCCGGCACTCCAGGAGATCCGGAAAGTCAAAGATAACCTGGGCCGGTGCCATGACGAGCACGGCTATCTGACTTCCTGCAGCACCTCATCTTCCGGGCCCGGCCAGAGAAGCCTGGCAGACTTCGGTGGAACCCCCAAAGAGGGCAATCCCACCCCGGCGCCTGAACCGGCCTCAGAGCCCGGGGACAAACCGGCCGACAAGCCTGCCGCATCCATCGACATCAAGGCCCAGAGGACATCATCCGGAATTAAGTACAGCTCCAGCGGAGCAACACTCTACACATCCAAGGATAGCCAGGGAGACAGGATAATCTCTGGGATCCGGTTCTCCAAGGACCCCAAAGAAACGGCCGGGGTTATTGAGAGGGCTCTCAAGGACGGTCCTATCGCCATCCCCATTAATATCGCCCAGTCTCCGGGAGGCAGCAAAGCCCTCCACGAGCTGCATCAGGGAGGGAAGATCCGAGAGGATTCTGCATCCAAGCCCGGGCATACTATCATCCGGCCGGCAGGAGGCGAAGGGTGGAAATCTCCGGAGCCCAAGCCTGCTCCGAAACCTGAGCCAAAGCCTGAATCCACCCCTGCTCGGAATCCGGAACCAAAGCCAGAGCCGAAACCTGATCCTAAACCGGCCGGATCCGAGGTCCATGTCACAACGAATGGAGCTTGGACCAGCTATAAGCTCGGTGACAAGGTCCACATTTCTGTAGCCCAAGTCCAAGGAGGCGGTCGGGTCCTGATGGGCAGCAACTTTGCCCCTCATGCGACTACAGACGACGTGGCTGTGGCCATGTATCGAGTGGTCAAGACCGGCCCTCTGACCTTTCCGGACCGGATGTTTGCCAACCAGAAATTCCGGGAAGCTATCCAAAACCTGGTGCAGCTGAGCAAAGTCGTCCTGACCGACAGCTCCAACGGTCGAGACAAGATCCTGTATGAGGCCGGACCGGACGGCAAGCCAGTAGACCGACGGCCACCTGAGGCTAAGCCAACTTCTGAAAGTCCTCGGAGGCATCCCACCAACACCGATGCCAGAGTCCTGCCGGAATTCACGCCCGCAAGGTCCACTGCAGAGGCTGTCAAGCGTCTAGCCCAGCACATGTCGGAAGGTGCTGCACGGGTCGAATACGAGGGGCTGCCCATTGAGAAGATGAACTCGATCCTGAAGGCATCCGAACATGTACTCGGCAAATACGGCGTTGAAGTCAAGCAGATGGGATTCTGCCAAAAGAAAGGAGCTGAATACGGCTATTGCGCGGCAAATCTCAAGAAAGAGGTTCTCTATGTCCAACTGCGCAAGTCGTTTGTCTCAGATCCCCAGAAATATGTGAAACGGGATATCGGCCGGATGAGGGCCAACCAGGCCTACAACATAATCCGAACCGAGAAGTACATCAACGATCTGAAAACCAATCCACGCTACCAAGACCGACCTGGATATGAAGGAGCCGTAGATAGCGAAATCAAACGGCACGAAAAGAAATTAGAGCACCTGAAGAACGTGGATCACTGGATCGTAGCCGATGCGGTTGAAGATCCGGTATATGCGATCCAGGCCCACGAATGCATGCATGCGGTCTATTTCTATCACAACCTGGCTCCCAAGTTCACTGAAGAGATGGACAAAGTCGGAGGCTGGAGTATACCCCTGACAGAGTATGCAACATCCAAGAAGTCCGAGTTTTTCGCAGAGCTGGGGAGCGCCATCACCTGCGGGTACAAGGTCGATCCCAAGCTCTTTGAGGCTTTCCAGAATACCGTGAGGTCGATCCAATGAGCACATCAGGCCAGTGCATCGGCTGCAAGAATTACACCATGATGTCCACCTGCGAGGCCTTCCCGGACAAGATCCCTTACAAGATCATATCCGGGCATTTCATCCACACCGAGCCCTACCCGGGCGATCATGGCATAATGTACGATCCTATTGACTCGGACGAAGAGCCTGAGGCCGAGGCGGCCGCCGACCAGAAGTCCGTCCTAGGCACTTCAGCCTTGGATAAATTGCCTTATCTCGACTTTTCAAATCTGAAATTGCGCAAATCACAATCCATGGACTGTGGAAGTGTCCACGTCCCCCGATTAGTGGGTGATTCAATGACTGATGAAGATGAAGTAATAGAAGACGAGAGAGAGCTGGAAAAGGAAGGCTCTGATCTCGACCTTGTCCGTGAGCGTCTGCAGGATGAATCAGGGGGCATGGATGCGTACAGCCAGGCCCTGGAATCCATCCAGGATCCCAAGCTCAAGGAGATCATCCAGGCCATCCAGGAGGATGAGCAGAAGCACCAGGCCGCTCTAGAGCAGTGGCTACAGGAGAATGAGGGCGGTTCAGAAGAAGATGAAGTCGAACCTAGCCAGGATTATGAGCCTCCCGCTGAAGAAGAGCCTGTTAGGGAATCCGAGAAGTCTGACGAAGAAAGCGACGAGGACTTCATGGGGGTCGCAGATGACGACATCATCGAGGATGATGATGAAGGATCGGGCACCGACAAGGCAGACCTCATAGACGACATCCGAGCTGTCCTGGAGGAGCACACCGATGAGGGAACACTCGACAAAGAGGACGAAGAGACCGAAGACGGCGAGGATGAGGACGAGGATCTCCCGTTCCTGAAAGAAGACGAGGAAGAGGAAGATGGAGACGAAGCAGAGAAACGATGTTCCAAGTCCATCCGGGTGCCTATCATGGTCTCCAAGAGCGACCAGCGGATCGTCTACGGAGTCGTATCCGAACCGGACACCATCGACCTCCAGGGAGATCGGCTGAGCAAAGAAGAGATCGTCAAAGCCTGCCACAAGTTCATGCTGAGCTCGCAGCGGATCGGAAAAGAGCATGAAGGGCCGGCCAAAGCAGACATTATCGAATCCTACATCGCTCCCATGGACTTTATCTGCGGCGGTCAGACCGTCCGAAAGGGAAGCTGGGTCATGGCGGTAAAGATCCACGATCCTGAGCTCTGGTCGGCCGTGAAGAACGGCGACATTACTGGATTTTCTATAGCTGGTACCGGCGACCGAACTCCTTTCTGAGCGAATTATTTTCAATTTTGTGAGGTTTCATGCCTACAGATCTATCAAATCTCGAATTAGACGAAGTCTCGTTAGTCGGTAAAGCGGCTACGGGAAAACGATTCTTGATTTTCAAATCGATTACCAAAGGTGGAAAGATAATGAAGACCAAGCCCACGGGGGCTACCCGAACCGGGGCCGACGGGGCTCTGGTCAGCAAGGCCGATATCCTGGATATCGTTCAGAAGGCTATTGCACCGCTGCAAGAAGAGAATATACGGCTCAGGAAGACCGTCGAGAAGCAGACTGCCGTCCTGAGAAAGAAGGACTACGTGGAGCTGGCCAAATCGCACTTAGACCAACTGGGGACTCCCGAAGAGGGTGCGACAATTCTCAAGTCCCTGGAAGGCCTGCCGGCCGAAGCCAGAAAGCTGGTCCTGAAGACACTCAAGCAGACCAATGCTATGAAGAGAGAGGTCGGCCTGATCCTCTACAAGTCCATGGGCTCCTCCCGGCCGGCATCGGGAAGCACCTCTGCCCAGTTCTATTCTCTGGTCGACACCAGGATGAATGAGATCCGGAAGTCCGGCACCGCACCCAAGGACAGAGTTATCCTGAAGTCCCTGGCCATGGATGCCATTTCTCAGGAGTACCCTGACATGGCCCGGGCGGTCATAGCCGAGGAGAGATCCGCTGTGGTCCGCAAGCAGATGGGGGTGGCCTAGATGTCCACTTCTCAGATCGCGTCTAACTTCCGGGAAGGCCCAGCTCCAGGAGACGTGAGCTCCTACGACGTAGAGGGAGACCTTTCCACTCTGCAGTACACTTTTGTCGAGCTGGATACCGCCAGGCCCAGATGTGTCAAAGCCTATGCAGGCGGCTTCCCGGTCGGAGTCCTCGCCAACCGTCCCGTAGAGGACGCTACTGCTACCGCATTCTCCCTTATAGCTCAGGTCCAGACCAGAGGCAAAGCCCTGGTGAAAACCGGATCAGGAGGCCTGGCCGTCGGAGATAAGGTGAAGGTCACGACAGGCGGAGTTGGCATCAAGGCGACACCCACCGATGGTGACCTCATAGTCGGTCAGTGTGAATACGCAGCCGCAGCCGGCTACATCGCCACAGTCAGACTGGAGAAAATGTACGCCCTGGTGGTCTAAGGAGGCTGATTTTTCATGGATTACAGATCTCAAATTGCAGCATTAGCGCAGCATGTCCAGAAAGACATGGACTACAGCCAGATCATGGTGGCAGAACTGGAGTCTGGCTGGTCTATCAGCTATCAGCAGCAGGAATCCTATTTCGTGGCTGACAAGTGGTTCCCCCAGATTGGTGTGGACAAGATCGCCGGGTACTATCCCAAATGGGCGAAGGCCAACGCATTCACTAACCGTGCCGGCACCTGGAGACCTGGCACTATGCCACCAACCGGCGAGCTGGGAGTTGACACCCCCGGATTCTATGCTTGCCAGAGGTACGCCTTCCAGCTTCCTCTGCAGGCTGATATCCCATTCGTAGCCGACGAGGCCTATCCGGTCGAGAAGGCCACCACCCAGATGGTGACGGACGTTCTGAGGCTGAACAAGGAGCTGATCATAGCCAATGCCTTTTTCAAGGCCGGCGTCTGGGGCTGCGACTGGTCCGGCGTTAGCTCCGGCGAGACGGGCACCGATGGCCAGACCACAGGCCTGACCTTCCGCAGGTTCAATGACGCAGACTCCTCTCCCCTGGAGGTCTTCAAGGACGGCAAGCTGACCGTCAAGAAGGCAGCCGGCGTGGATCCCAACGTCTGCATCATGGGCGAGCAGGTCTATCAGGCTCTGAGGCTCAACCCTGAGCTCATAAGCATGTTCAGGAACCCCCAGGCAGCCGATAAGTCTCCCACCAGGCTGAACGAGGATCAGATCGCCCTGGCTCTTGATATCGACAAGATCATTGTAGCCCGGGCCATGTACAACACCGCGGCCGCAGGCGCAGCCGTGACCCTAGACTGGATATTCGGTAAGGGCATATGGCTGGGGTTCGTAGACACTCCGGGCCATCTCAAGACCATAGCCGGCATGAACCTGTCGTTCAACGATCCTCTGGGTGGGTTCAACACTGCATTCGAGCAGGTTCCCGACCTGCTGACACACACGACTTACTACCGCGGCTTCCAGTGCTGGGTCCCCACGGTCATGGCCGCAGACGCCGGCCTGTTCATGGACACTGCAATAGCATAGGTGGCCTATCATGGTAGAAGTCAAGGAAGTCTACAAAGTAGCACGGGCCTTCGAGAGATATGATGAGAAACTCAAAGCCCCCCGGAAATACCGGCGAGGCGACATCATTTCCATGAAGGAAGCAGCCAGGATGACCTCGCTGGGCACTCTTCTGGGTGCAGGCAACATCTACCGCCTGCCAGAAGATCTGGCCAGAGAGGCAGCAAAACCACAGGAGGTGCAAGTAGATGGCCCCGAAAATACTTGAGCCATTCTGGTCAAAGGTCCGACGCAAGAGTCTAGCAGGCGGCTTTTCCAAGATCACTGTCGCAGACGGTACGGCCGCCGCCACTGACGTCACCGTAGCCGGCATGGCCCCAGGAGATGAGCTGGTAAAGGTGCTATCGCTCACCACCAAGGCTGCAATAGCAACCATGGCGGATCGGACCAGCGAGTATGCGGTAGGGTCTGGAGAGCTCGTGAAAGCTGCTGGCACAGTCGAGACCGGCAACCAGCTACTCATATTCTGGAATGATCTGACTTAAGTCTTGAATTCAAGCCGGAGCAATTCCAGCCATAATCTTTTTGCGATTCCGATTATGCCTACCATTAATGTTAGTCCAGCAGCGGGAACCGATGATGGATATGTAATGGTAGATAGCCAGACGTTCCGTAATACATTTACGTATCTTCAAGTTGGGAGAGAAAAGAACGGGAATCAATACAACGACATCCATCAATTCATCCGGTTCCCAGTAACTATCCCAGTTGGCGCAACCATCAATGTAGCATATATTACATATCACATATATTCGTCCGGAACTCCGGTTACTAGAATTTTTGCAGTCGATGAATCGAGTAGCCCTAATGCTATCTCCAGCTACTCGGATTATTTCGCCAGAGCATTAACTGGTGCTTATGCAGACTATACATTCGTTTCAGGGACTCAGAATACATCTGACATATCTGCAGTAATTCAGGAGTTGGTTGATAGCTACGATTTCAGTGCTGGCGGCTACATACAAATAATGCACAAAAGCAGTCAGACTGCAAACGTTGACAATAAAGTCTATCCGTATTCCAGAGATCATGGAACATCTAGTAATTGGCCGATCCTGCATATCGAGTACACCGAGGCAGCGGGAGACGCCCTGGCAGGGGTAATCACGGCAAGCTCGGCCCTGGCCGGAAAGTTATCACGATCGTTTGACATTGCAGGCACGGTCTCGTCCACTTCTGAGTTAATCAGCTTCCTGTCTCGAGTCCGAGCTGTGGCCGGTGCAGTCAAAGCTACATCGAGCTTGACTGGGACTTTGGGCAACCTCGTCACACTCGCCTGCTCTATTGCATCCGTTTCCAGCCTAACCGGCTTGCTGATAAGAGACAGGGCACTAATGGGCTCAGTAGCTACTAAAGCAGAACTGGCAACACTCCTCTCAAGATCCAGGCTGCTCACCGGATTCTCTTCCAGCCTATCATCTCTGGGAGGAGACTCGGGGGTCTGGAGGTGTCTAATATCCGAGGCTGTCACCAGCTCAGCCCTTTCAGGGATCGAGAGGGTCGAGAGGGGAATATGTGGCTCGGTCTCATCTTTATCTTCATTAACCGGCGCACCTACTAGAGCCCGGGCACTGGTTGCAGAGGTCCTGGCTACCTCCAGACTGATTGGGCTGGGTGGTGTCGTCCGGGCTCTGGATGGCTCAGTGGTCTCGGCAGGAGTGGTAGCTGGCCAAGCTCTTATCAATCGAGGCCTGGCGGGAGCTTCCACAACTGCATCGGCCGTTAGCACTTCCCTCTCGAGATTTATCTCGACCAAAGGATCCGCTATCACCAAAGCTGTCCTGGCAGGCACGCTGGCCGCCAATGAAATGGTCTTCCTGGCCGGTCAGATCATCACCTCGACGATATCTTCCGGATTAGCCAGGAGGACCCAGCTCATCTCCGGGGCAGCTACAATGGTCTCGGCTATGGCAGGATTCCTGTCCCGGGAGAGGCTAATGGCAGGATCCGCCACTTTTCAGGCCTTCCTGGCCGGGTCAATCCAGCTATCAGCTTTCGTGGAACTGCTGGGGCATATCGCCACAACTTCAGCTTCGGCAGGGTCTGCCCGAATCAGATGGGCTCTAGCCGGGGCATCATCAACTGCATCCTCATTATCCAGCTCGATATCCCGGGCTTTTGAGATCGCTGGATCTGCGATAACCAGCTCGGCCCTGGCCGGACATGTTTTGACCTGGAAAAACCTGGCAGGATCTGCTATGACCAAGGCCATCCTGGCCGGGTCAGTCCAGCTATCAGCTTTTGTGGACCTGCTGGGGCAAATCGTCACGACCTCAGCTTCGGCAGGGTCTGCCCGAGTCCGGTGGGCCCTGGCAGGGGCATCATCGACTACAACCGCATTATCCAGCTCGATATCCCGAGCTCTTGAGATCGTTGGATCTGCTATAACCGGCTTGGTCCTGGCCGGATTCATGTCTCGTGGGAGGCTCCTGGCTGGCATATCCTCGACGTCTTCAGCTCTCGCCGGATCGTTAAACAAGCTGGTGGAATTGGCTGGGAATGCAATAACCAGCTCGATGCTGGCGGGATCTGCAGCGGTCCGGAGAGCCCTGGCTGGGGTGGTAGAGACCGGCTCGATACTTGCAGCCTACATGTCTCGAGTACTCTCCCTCCGAGCTAGTGTAGTGACGAGATCCGAGCTGGTCGCAGACCTAATGGAGCGGGGATATGTCATCCTCGCAGGCTTGGTGAATGGGATCTCCAGCTCGGCCGGCATGGCTCGAGCGTCCTGGGCTCTCTCGGGATCCATTTCTAGCCGGACAGGGGTTGGTGGACTTGTTAGACTGTTCAATTTTGTTATCAGGTCCGGCCGGTCCGCAGTCAGCAGATCCCTGAAAGCTCAATCGATTATCACGAAGGTGAAGGCCGGGGCGAGCGGTATTACAAAATTCGCTAGAGGCGACTCGGAGTTTTGATTATGGCTGAAAAAGGCAGGATAGTGCCTCTTAAGGGGACCGTCAAGGTTCGCCCAGAGGCTTTTCTGAGAACTAATCCTAAGATGAATATTTTGCAGAGAGGTTTGATTAAAATGCGGACGATACTTAACAAAATCGGGATCTGGGGAGTCTGACAATGGCCTCAGGATTTACCACTGAATGGATGAACGACATCCTGGGTGAGCTATTTGGCGGCGTGGCTTTAGCTGCACCAGGGACTTGCTACTTCGGATTATGCACGGGCGTAGGGGCCGATGGCACGATCACTGGAGAGCCGTCTGGCAATGGCTACTCACGAAAAAGCATAACCAACGACAGCGCACTCTGGAACACACCAGGATCCGGTCTGGTGG